GATAACTTTCGTTAAATACAGAATAACGAGGTCGGGCAGTACCGGTGTGACGGTAAGTTTGCATTCTAGTTGGTCTCATCTAACACATCCATTGGTACCTCTTGTATAGGCGAAATTACTGTGAGTTCAATGAACCCGTCCTCACGATCCAACTTTCCGAGCTTATAAAGCTTGAAGTCCGTGGGCTGTAATTCTGGGCTTTTTTCGAACATTTTGACGATAGAACGCTTTGAAAGAGCGTCATTTTTTGCCTCAAATGTTGGACCGTACTCCTCTGCAATACGATCATAAAGTGCGTATAAGAACATTTTTTGCCTCCTAACTGCCGCGCTTACGCTTGGCGAGAACGGGGATTAAATCCCCGTTCTTTTTTTTGTTTTTGCTTGATGGTTTTTTATTTGCTGACATTTTTTTGCGTCATAGTTATCTTTTTCCTCGGTAGTGTAATAGACAGCTATATCTTGCTTTTTTGTCGCTATCATCATGGATCGCTTTGCTTTTATCTCTTCTAGCTCCTCATCAGAAAGATACATCTTGTCTAATATATACCTCGGGATATTATACTTGACGCCTTTATATGTCACATAACCATCTTGCCTGATCTTTTTTGAGTCTTTAAGTAATTGAAGACCTAATCCTTTTGAACATACTTGAAACGTGTCATCACTTCTTAATTTTTTAAGTGTGTAGCCTATCACATAACGCAATCCTGATTCTTGACATGGCTTTATATCTACATGTCCATTAAATTGCCACTGTTCTGCGATAGTTTGCTTGTCCACAACAGAATTTGTAAAAAGTACAATGTGATAATGAGGCCTATGAGTTGTCTCACCATACTCACCACACGCGAAATATTTTATTTCCTGTTTTAGATTTTTTCGGTAACGTTTAAAGAATTTTTGTAAGTCTTCCTTACATAGACGTCCGTCTTCAGGAAGTTTTTCGTCATCATAAGTAAGTGTTATAAAATAGACATTATTCCAAAGAACAGTTTCTGTAGACATTCTAATATACCACTCCTTACGTTTTTGTAACTGACATAAATAGCACTTACCACAAGGTAATATGCGATCCTCTCCTGAAATAAATTTTGAAGGTAAAGTAATAGGATATTGACATTTCAGAATGGTATCCTATTTCTTCTTGATCTATACCGTGATTTATAACGAGTTTTTCTTGATCTTCTACCTGAAAATCTTGATCTATGTCCTCGTGTCAATCGGCGGCTCGACCGATTCCATATATTACGAGTAGTACCTCTATGGCCTCTCATAATCTGAAACCACCACGGCTGGCACCATACCTTCGTACACGCTTACCGCGACCTCTTCGAAAATCTTTCGACCGTACAAACCCGCGACCTCTTCGTCCACGCCGGCGAGAAGTGCTCCTTCTTTTGAACATACTAACCACCTCTGTAATATTAATTTCCTTGGATAGCCTTCAACGAAGGCTTTATTATTCCAAGGTGTTAATTCTGCTACCAATTTGTTACTCCCGCTCTACGGCGAGCGGCATTTTGTCTTTCATATTTTTCCCAATCATGTGGATCACGATCTGTACCTTGATTTACATATCTTTCTATCATATCAATAGCAACTGTTGGAGCTGTGTAGCGTATAACATTGCGAAGTAATTTTTCTGAACCTCCATTGTTAAGATATTTTCCGATTGCTTTACCTGCTTTGCTCTGCATTGTTCCATCTTTACCAAAGCCTGCTAGAAATTGTGCTATATCTCTAACCATACTTTGATTGCGAGTTGAAATACCATAACGTTCCGCTAATGCTAACTCATACTCATCAATTGCGGCGCCCGCTCTTGAAGAACCTGCTGATGCTCTTAAATTTTCAATCTGTGCATCTAGTAAATCTGCCTGTTTACCTTCTAATTTTGCTTGCTGTTTCAACAGTGTCGTTTGAGCGCGCGTTTGGGAATAATCTGCTTGCATTTGTATAGCTGCCATTACATTTTGGGCAAGCTGTGGATCTCTGTAAGTATCTTGAACTTCAGGGGCCTGAACTCGAATAGGGGAGGATACTCCAGCGGGAGAGCCGGCAGCGAGTGTCTGAGATAAACCTGCAGCTTTAAGATCGGCGGCACGCCGCTGTACAGCGTTATCATCACGGGCCCAAGCTTCACGCGTAAGGGCAATATTTTGTGCGTTTGTTTGCTGCTGAAAATTAACATTTTGTGCGTTTGTCTCCTTTGCGGATTTTGATCCTTTCCATGCGGAATATAGTCCTGCAGCACCTGCTGCAATACCTGCTGCGATAGCAAAACTCATAACTTTTTTAACTCCTTTTTTGAGTATACATTTTAATCAAAAAGGTGTCAATAAACAATATATATAACAAGGCAAGAAACATTGTTTATTGACTTTCCTTTTTTACGGATTTAAGTCATCCGGAACATCCGATTTTGGAGGCTCTGGTGGAGCCTCAGGGGGTGTAGGAGGCGTTGGATTACGCTTCTTGTACTTTTTATGGTCAACGAGTGAATCGAGGGCTTGGTGACCTTTCTGTAGAATATCCAAATCGTCTTCATAACGCTGGGTGTCCATACTCTCATCGTCATCCTCAGAATCGACATCATCGTAGTCGAAGCCATAATTACGATCACGCCAATCTTGATAAGCTTCTCCTGCTTTCATCATGCGATCTATTTGTTCACGCATTGAAATAAATCCAGCCGTTTCGACAAGAATTGGTCCTGTATTGCAAACTGATTCTGGTCGACTGTAATTATATTGTGTATTAAAATCAGCCATGATCAATAAGTCCTGGCTCAGAAATAATAGACATTGGACGAACGGCTCTGAGCTTATTACCGAACATACAAATCATACCTGGTTCGTTTTGAACAGCGAATATCCTTTTTAATGCAGGAAGATCATTTTGAATTGATATGAACTGATCATTGAGAAGAGGCTGGTTTGAGAATGAACGAGCAAGATTCCAATAATTTAGTGTAGAACGCATTGCACCCATTACATAACTATGTTGCACACGGTACTGATCATAAATACCCTGAAAACCAAAAGGCTGAGTATCTGTAGCATCATTATTAAGCCATAACTCACAATTAAGAACCGCTTGTTCTGAAAGATGCTGAAATAACTGATTGTAATAGTCATAACGTGTCTCTTGAAGAAACTGCTTACGATAACCCTGATTGTACATAGGAGTCGGCTGAACTGATAAGAGCGTTAAGAGCCATCCATGCTCTTTAACATGATATTTGCCGATTCGAGTAACGTCTGCCATGATTCCGTGGCCTGCGAGATTACCTTGCGGAGAAGTAGAATCCGTACTTGAAGTTTGCAAAACTTCCGACACAAGAACCGGCGATTTCGAGCCGCCAACATATTCGGGACGCTGAAGGCGCATGTCTTGAGGGACGACATCGTACATAACCCGAAGAAATTCCGAATACCTTGAACCACCGCGCATAAGACGCTCTTGCCATTTTTGAACCTGAAACGCATAACGTAACTCCGATACACCAAAGGTTACAGCACCTGTTAAATCGATACTGTTTTGATTAAGCCAATTAATAAACCTTGTTCCGACATTTGAATCAAATGTATTAGTCCAATTTGTGGGATTAACAGTACCACCTGTTCCCGTACCTTGTGCATTTGGAGGATTCTGAAAAATACCCGAATTGGAAATAAACAAATTGCCATTGAACGGAACAGAGCTTGTAGCAGGAGGAACCTGATTATTATACAAAGGACCGTTAAAAGTAATACCTGATAAACCTGCAATAGGAATCGCCGGAGGTGTACCTTTTTGCGTAGATGGACGAGCTATCGTAAAGTAATCTTTTGACCAATTGCGATAAAGTATATTCTCATTTTGAAGAGAAACCTCATCTTGAAGTTCGACATCACGATAGTATTCATTCCATACAAGATTATAAGCACGCCGTGGAAAATCTACAGGGAACACAACTGTATTAGAAGTTATATTCATTGGCATTCCGAAATAATCCCATAACTGATATTGAGACAAAGGCAATGTAGGACTCCATCTTGGAATTGGAGAATCATCGTCACCAGTTTTACCACCTGTAATAAAAGTTTCCCAGTCGTTTATATCACCATATTCTGTAGCCGTTTCAGAATTCCACATAAGACGGTTGGGTATGAAGAATGTATCTGTACGTGCATAAATTTCGTGTAACACTGGAGCCACAAGCGGCTGAAAACGTATAACCATTTCATTTGAAATCTTCCAACGATCACCTGGTATACATTCCTGTATCATGACGGGTATAAGCTGTCCGAAATCGAAATCGAATTGAACGTGATAACTTTCGTTAAATACAGAATAACGAGGTCGGGCAGTACCGGTGTGACGGTAAGTTTGCATTCTAGTTGGTCTCATCTAACACATCCATTGGTACCTCTTGTATAGGCGAAATTACTGTG